CTGAAATGTCTGACCAAAATTCACTGTTATCAATTGATGTCGTAGGCCAGGAGGCGTCCGTCTTGCTTGATCTTATCAGGGCTGTACATCAACCTGGGCCAATGTCGGAGGATATCTCCTCCGTCATTGTAGAGCTTGAGCGTCATAAGACTGGTATGGTCAATTATTATGCTGGAGATCGGAAGGCAATCTATCCGCAGGATCTGCTTCCTAATAAGGTGGTGTACACTATCTTGCTTATGGCCCTTGACTTAAAGCATGACCCAGCGCACCTTAGGAAGAAGTATGCTGATTGCTACAAGTTCTGCACAGGGGCCACTGCCATCAAGATGGAAGGGATTCTTGACCACCGTGAGGCGGCAAGCATCACAGAGCAGTTATCAGAGTCCTGGCCTCAGATGCGGCGCATGATCATGGTCTCAGAGGATATTTCAGTGGCCATGGCAGAAGCACAATCATCCCAAGTCCCATTGCTAGGCCTGCAGAAGCTAGTGAACAAGCACCACCACGTGCATGAGGATATCATGATGCATATGGATGAAGACAAGCATAAAGACATTGACAAATTCTTCTCTGAGCTTCCTTGGTCAAAGCTGAGGTCATTCACAGATACATATGTTGTTGCTATTGGTAACCTATTCGTATGGAAGATCGGGAACCAGCTCCGAGCAACACATAAGTTACACGGCCAGAGAATGATCTATACACTGAATGGGGTCGGGAACTGCCTTATGGGATTGAAGTTTGAGCACAGGCATCTCGACCGTGGTTCTATGCCAAACCTTCTTCGCCAAGCAATTACAAGGATTGTCAACACTGACTGTGACTCAATTCCTCTTGTCCTCAAGGGTGTTAAGTCAGCATTAACTGCAAATCTTGATGAGAGTAAGGTTGTCTCAAAGACTCCATCAGATGATTTGATCGCCACATTCAATGAGATAAGGCAAGAGCACGTGCCCTTCCTCCGAGATCTTGCACTCCAGGAGTTCGGAGATTGTGTTATAGCTATCAACATGATGAATATCTATAAGGCTCTCCCACACCCTGATGCACCACTTGATCAAATATTTGATGACCTTGATGAATTGCGCCATCCTAATTCTGTACACCCTGCCTGGCTTAGCCGGTTCCAAGCTGTTGCCAGGAGGAGTATCTACTCAGCGATGAAGAATAATGGGATGGATCCTAGACTGGAACTTGCCCCAGGTGCAACCGTGGGTTCAGATTTAGTTGCAGCTGCTAATAGGTCCTCTAACAAATATGCTCAGATGAAAGCCTTTGCATGGCCCTTATGGGATGCTGTGCGAATTCAGAAGTGCCGGGAGGTGCCTGATCTCCAGGACATTAAGGTACAAGCCAGCGCTAAAGCCTCTACTCGTGAGTTTGACTATACTGAAGAAGACCTCAAGGAGGCTCGCGATAAGAAGAAGCTCCCTGGCACGAAGGTTCCAGATGAGAACCCCTTTTCCCAATCAAGCACCATAAATGACCTAATATCTGAATTAGAGGGCTCTTCACAGCTTAACTACAAGCGTGCATTAAAGAGATTCAAGAGGATTAAGAAATTGCATGAACAATTTGAGAAAAGGTACCCTGGTAAAACACCAGAGGAGATCCCACCGGAAGATCTCGAGAGGTTTGTGCTGGAAACTCCTGACGCCAGGTACCTAGTCTCAACCGAACCAAAGTTTGGTGAGCCGCACAAGAAGAAGACACGGCTCTTCTACATCGGGTCGCAGGAGCACAAGATCCTCACCCAAATTGCTGAGAGAGTCACTAAGCTAGTAATATCGCGTCAAGTTGGTGTATCGATAACCAAGTCACACACCGAGAGGGTTAAAGATCTCGAACGACTCTGTAGAACAATGGGTGATTCCCGGCTCAGACCGGAAGATCCAGACCAGATTGATAAGAAGTCCTTCTATGTGAGTTTCGACATGGAGAAGTTTTCGAAGAGGTTCCCAATGGTGCTTGTTCGGAAATTTGGTGAGATATTAGCTGAGATCACTGGTGAAGACTGGTTAACTCGGCTTGATTTACTGTTCAGAGCATGTGTTGTCATACATAACACGAGGGGGCACTTCTACTATACAGCAGGCGTAAAAGGGGGGTTTGAGGGATTCCTAAACTTCGTATGGTCCTCGATACACCAAATAGTGATGACAATTGCCCTCGAGTTCACAGGGTTCACAGGTGATGCTCTCGCATTCTCTGACGATGGGATCCTGCGGGTTATCCTGCCTATCAAGATCCTCTCACAGAAAGCCTTATCGAGTGTCATGAAGGTTAAGCAAGCCTATTCATTCTATGGCCTTGAGTTTAATCTCCCCAAAGTACTCACGTCATTCGACGTATGGGAATACCTTGGTGAGGTCGCCTACCTGGCAAAGCTTATCTGCCAGTGGATGAAGGAACTTGCTATGGTGTCTGCAACTTCAAACCAAAAAGGTATAAACCCCTTCTATGACCGCCTACTGGTGATTGAGTCACAGACAGAGGCTGCGGCGGCTTCTGGGTTCCATGCTATAGGAGCATACTTTATCAAGCTCGTCTACTCCTTTCGTACACTCATGAAGTTCAATGAGAACATTACGTACCCAATTTTCAACATGCTGATAACTGTCCCTGTGACTCTAGGCGGGCTTCGGCTGAAAAGCCCTGTTGAAACTGTCCTTACCTACAAGTCTGATCCTGTGCAGGTACTCATTGATGAAGTTGACGCACTGCGCTATCATTTCCCAAGTTTAGCCTTGAGGTATATTTATAGCATCATAAGCAATATGAAGCTTGTAGATAACCCCTTGAGAGGCATGATATCTGGGCACCTGATGGCTGTTGAGATGAAGACTGCATCCCCATTCCCGATTGTTAACCAAGCGATCTCTCAGATCATTGACCAGACGAATCTTAAACTTGCGCCCGATCCTTATGAGAAGGGTGCATCCAAGGACCTAGAGGAGCTCATATTTTCGATCAATGGCCTCTCTATACCAGCCATGCGGGAGTTACTAATGGGGATGCCAGAGTGGGCTGAATACAACAACTCAGTTGCGTTAGCTAAGTCATCAGTAGCACTAAGGCTCTTAGGCAGGTCTGACCTCCGCAAACTACAATCCAGCGATACCAAGCGTGTGAAGTCACTCCTATCTTGGTGGGGGGATCTATCCAAGGATGCCCCAGAGTATGCTGGCCCATGCTGGTCAGTAGACTTCATTCGGCGGCTGCGCACTGTCTGCCATCCAAAAGTGGATGTGGTCTACTACAAGGTCGGAATCCACGGCCTGCTTGTCCAGACTTCATCACCTTTCGCACATGACGTTATGACAAAGATAGAAGCACATGATATCGAGCATCCACACATGAGTGGGCTCATTGAACCGATCAAGAAGTTCCCAGGAGGTACAACATCACTGACATGGATGGCCGAGAAGACTAATGATCGGAGTGAGAAGGCATTGAGGAGACTCATACACATTTGCACATCATTTGCCATGAGGAATCCTGAGTCTGCTCCATTAGTCGCTTGGATACTCAGGAAAAAGGGGTTAGATGTGCTCCCAGTGCACCTATCAGGGGCAATAAATCCCAATCGCAGGGCCATCCATAAGTCATTCGATAGCGAATTAAGAGGTCGTCATTACTTCAAAAGGTATGGCTGCTCGATGTACTCAGGGCAAGCATACACTAAGCTGACTAGGCAGACAGGGACAGATAAGGCATTTCCGCTCAACCTGGCGACGGCGATCTCATACTTCAAGGCTAAGTCACTATCTAGATATGAACTCAAGGACAAGAACGCAGTTTATATGTATTGCTTCGCTGATCATGATGGATACCTGGGGCTCACACCGCCAGAAATGACTCTCAAGCCGACTGCTAGGCACATTGATGTTCATGAGCCACTCCCGAGGCCATTGCTAAAACAGATCGACGACTCGAAGATAGAGATGAACATTGTCCTATCCCAGGAGAATACTGTGGAACCGGAGATTAGGTCACATAACATCCTTGGTGATCTAACTGACTCATGGCTCTATGCACGGTCGGTTGAGCGAGTATCCAGGTGGCTCTCTGGTTTGAGGCTCGCAGCCAGAGACCCTATATCACCTGATACTGTACCCGACATTGACCCACTCAACCCTATACCTTGTCTGATCGACTCCTGTATGAGGTCTGCGATTAACGGTGTCACAAGCCTAGCACTTAGCCTCACTATGGAATGGATGCGAGGGACTGATACTGCAGAGTGTAGTGATGCTTACTACACAGTCACGAACCGCGTCTTTGCCTTGGCAGATGCAGTGAACCAGTTCCTGCTAAGGGCAGATTATGCAAGGGACTTCACTGAGAAGATCCAGGACTCTGTCTACTTCCGGACACGGCTTGAGCGCGAGATATCATACAAGACTGGGAGTAGTAAGCTGCAGCGTGTCATCATACGGGATAATGATTCGCTGCCAGGTGAGTTCTCGCGCGCTATGGCATCCTCATTCAAGTCACTGATAGAGCAGTCCATCTCAGTCCTGTATGAGAAAGGGAAAAGGGATATCTGGTCAGGTCCTGGTCCAACCACACCGGAACAGGTGGCAGCAATCCAGAAGCATGACC